ATTGTAGATAATATTCTAAATGATTTAAAAAAAGAAGTAGGCGTAGTAATAGACGAAGCAGAGTTTTCTAGAATAGCTAATGAAGTAACATCATTTGCTAGACCTACAGTAGAAAGTGCTAAAGACATAGCAAAAAATACATTATTTAAAGCAGCATCTATAGGTGGTGTTGTAGGTACAGCACAATTCTTAACAGCTGATGATGATAAACTTGTAGCAACAGCTAAAGGATTTGGTACAGGTGTTGGTATATATGCAGCAGCTAAAGCAGCAACAATGTATTTTGGTAGAAAAAAAATACCTTATCAAAGTGCAGAAACAAAAGTAGAATCAGCATTAGATGCAGCACAATACTCTACTATTAGATACAATTCATATGCACAAGAACTAGCAAACAAAATTAAAGATACATTACCAGATCAATTAGATTCTAGACGTAAAGTATTCTATTATCTAACTGGTGCTACAGTAGATGAAAACTTTAGATATAATAAAAATGTTAAGCCTTTTAATAAAGGTTTATTATCAGATGCAGAACTAAATGCAGCTAACGACATCTCTAAAATATTTAATGAATTTTATGAAATGTTTAATAGTCAAGGTGCAGGTATAGTTAAATATAAAAAATCTAATTACTTACCTTTACTATGGGATGGTTATAGAAGTAAAACAGGTGAACTGTTTAGTTTTACTAATAAGTTTGAAACAGCTATTACTGGAGATAACCCTAAGTTTAAATTTAGTAGATCTAGAGTTTTTGAAGATATTAACCAAGGTCTAAGAATGGGTTATACAATTAGACCTGGCATGGATGATCCAGCTGAACTAATGAGATTATACCTTCAAGCAGCAGGTAAATCATTAACTACACAAAATGTATTACGTTTTTTAGAAACTAATTACATAGGTAAAAGCACAGATATACTTACTAAACCATTTCTTGCTAGAACTAGAAAACAAGCTGCGTTTATAGATCCACAAGAAAGAATAAATTATAAAGAATTTAATCACCCATTTTTTACAGGTGATAAAGGTTTTACTCCATTAATACATAAAGGTATAGAACCATCATTACGTATGGTATTTGATGCAACAACTGAACAACAGTTAATGTCTGCATTGTTTACTACTAACCTTATGATGAAACGATTAGCTGTAGGCTTTTCATTCTTTCATGCTGGTGCATTAGTAGAATCATTATGGTTTGCAGGAGCTAAGTTTAAAACTATAGGTAAATTTTTAAGTCCTAAAACTAAACCAGAAGTATTAAAACAATTACAAGATCCAGGTTATTATCTTACAGATTATCCACACGCTATTAAACAACTAAGAGCTCAAGGCTATGATGATGTAGTTAGATTTGGACAAGGTAGTGGTTTAGAAATATCAATGCCTGAAGATGTTGGTTATGATAGATTTTATCAAAACATTAGAGGTGTAGATACTTTTCTTAAAAGACATTTTGGTATAAGTCAAAAAGGAAACATAGAAAGAACATTTAAGTTTTTTGATAGAATTACTTGGGATAGAATATTTACTTCTGCTAAATTACATACATTTCTTACATCATTAAACAAAGGTAAGAATGCAATACAGCCTGGCGATACACAAGAACAGATTTACAAAAAAGCTAGGAGAGCTGCACAATTTACTAATGATGCATATGGTGGACAAAACTGGGCACAAGTAACACAAAGAATAGAAAATAGATTTGTTAAAAATTTAGCACAAACTACATTAACTCCAGGATCTAGAGGTTATTTACAATTACTATTATTTGCTCCAGACTGGACAATATCTAACATAAGAATTATAGCTAAGTCATTACCAGGATTTGAAAGTGATCCTATGGCTAGAAGGTTATATCAATACTATTTTGCTAGAGCTGCACTTACATATGCAGTAGCAGGATCTGCACTAAACTATATGTTTTCAGGACATAGTATATTAGAAAACACAGATCCAACAAGAATTGACTTAGGGAATGGTGAAGTATTAACTTTCTCTAAACAATTAATGGAACCTTTTCATTGGATTACAGCACCTCAATCTACAGGTCTTAAAAAAATTGGTTCTCTACCTAGAACAGTTATAGAAGTATTAACTAACAAACAATACTTAACTACTAAGTGGAGTCCTAATATGACTAAGAAAGATGATGAAGCTATTGAAAAAGGTTTAAAAATCGGTGGTCATGTAGGTATGAGATTTTTACCTATTTGGCTGCAACAAGCAACAAACTCAATTAAAGAAGGATTGCTACAACAAGGTCTATCTTTAGACTTAGCATCTGATACAGCAGTTGATTTTGTACTAGGGCAATTAGGTCACCCTAGATACCAAGGGCCTAGATACACACAATACAAAACGAAAGGGTTAGTAAGGTCTCCTTACGAAACATTATTCTAATGAGTAGACATACAGAAAACAAAGAAGAAATTTTAAAAGTACATAATAGAATAGATCTTATTGATCAAAAATTAGATACTTTAGAAAACAATCATTTAGCTCATATGCAAAAAGATATAGATAGAATTATATATATTATATCAGCTATTGGTTTAGGTTTATTAGGACAATTTTTATATTTGTTAACTAAAAACTTATAATGAAATTTACTTTATTGATGCTTATGTGTTCATACGTTGCAGGTGAATGTATGGCACCATATCCAATGCCCACACAATACGATAATATGTATAAATGTATGGAAGCAGGATATGAAGAATCATTAAAGAAATTACAAGAAATTGGTCCACAAGATGTAAATGAACACGAAATTTATTTAAGGTTTATTTGCAAACAATATGAAGTACCAAAAGTACCAACATAAAGTTGTACCTAGTTTGCTAGACATATTCGCCAAATACTTGTAAAAGGTATAATATGCTTCGCAAATCAATACTTGTTATAAGTGATCAACACGCACCATATCATCATATAGATACACTTGACTTTTTAAGTGCAATCAAAGAAAAATATAAACCTGACTGTGTAGTAAACATAGGTGATGAAATGGATTGGCATAGTATATCTTTCCATGATTCACATCCTGGTTTATACTCGCCAAGTCATGAGCTTGTAGTTGCCAAAAAGTTTTTTAAAGAATTAGAAGAACTATTTCCTAGGCAATACATAATGGATTCTAATCATGGTAGCTTAGTTTTTAGAAAAGCTACTAGACATGGTTTACCTCATGAGATCTTTAAGTCATATAATCATATGCTTGGAGTAGGCAAAGGTTGGACATGGCATGAAGATTTGGTTATTAAAGCATCTAATGGTCAAAAAATTTACTTCTGTCATGGTAAATATAAAGACGTACTTAAAGTTGCACAGCAATATGGTATGTGTACTGTTCAAGGACACTATCACACATCATTCAAAATAGATTATTGGAGCAATCCTAATGAACTACTTTGGGGTATGCAAGTTGGATGTTTAATTAACATGAAAAGTTTAGCTTTTGAATATAATAAATTACAAAAGTCTAGACCAGTAATAGGAACAGGAGTTATCATTGATGGATTACCAATATTAATCCCAATGGTTTTAGATAAATATGGCAGATGGAACAGAAAAATTACCTAGAGGTATAAGAAATAAAAATCCAGGCAATATCAAATTAGGTACTGACTGGGATGGACTGGCAGATGAACAATCTGATCCAGTTTTTTGTGTATTTAAAGAAGCTGTATGGGGTATTAGAGCATTAGTTAAAATACTTTTAACATACAGATTTCATCATAAAAGATTTACAGTAGAAAGCATCATTGAAAGATGGGCTCCACCAAGTGAAAACGATACAGATGCTTACATTGCATTTGTTTGCAGAAAACTTGGAGTAAACCCTACTGATGAACTAAACAATACTATCGAAGATTATTTACCATTAGTAAAAGCAATTATACAAATGGAAAATGGTATGCAGCCATACGATGATGAGCTGTTAGTAGAGGGGATGTACAAAGCATGGGAAGGTTTACCGACAAATTCTACAGCTTCGTAGAAAAATACGCATCAAAAATTAGCACTTGGTGTTGGCATAAACGTGTTAGCATATTAAGAACTAAACAAAAAAAGAAAGGTATTAAATAATGTGGTTTAATTTATTATCTATGGGTGTAAAGACTGCTAGTCATATATACCAGAACAAACAAAGAACAAAACAATTAATGTCAGATGCTCAAATGAGACATGCTGAAAAAATGAGTACAGGTGAAATTGAATATAAAGCGAAAGTTATTGAGAGTAATGATAAAGGCTGGAAAGATGAGTTTGTCCTTGTTCTTATATCTGTTCCTATCCTTATATTGGGGTATTCTGTGTTCACTGACGATCCTGAGATTCGTAATAGATTAGATATATTTTTTGAATATTTTAAACAACTGCCCTACTGGTATCAAGCGATATTCATAGGAGTCGTTAGTGCTATTTATGGTCTAAAAGGTGCAGACATCATGCGTAAACCAAAGTGACCGAAGTAAGAGGTGAGTGTAAGTGGTGTAATAAAGATATTAGCATGACTGAAGCCTTTATATCATTAAAAGATAACGAATACTCTTGTGTAAAATGTTATAAAAATTCAGGACACATGTTACCTTTTTGGGAAAAAAACAACAGGTTTAAAGATGAGAGACACAAAATCATTAGAAGAACACAAAAAAAAAGTAGAATATAAAGATAAAGAAATGGAGTTGTTTAAGCAGCTTAAAAAAGAAGTAGAAACTAATGGTTATGGTACTAGAGAATACGTCATTAAAAAAGGTATTAATAAAGGAAAGATTGCTAAATGAAAATTAGTGAAGATACATCTGTGAGTATGCCAATTAAAAATATGTTAGCAATAGTTGCTGGTGTAATTATGGGTGTATTTGGATATACAGAAGTAACTGCTAGACTTACATCATTAGAAACTTCTAGAGAATTATTTGAAAACGATTTACTTAAAAAATCTGAACAAGTACCTACTGACCAGGAGCAACATTTTTTATTAGAAGATCTTTATAAAACTGTAGAGAAACTACAATCAACTCAAGAAATGAATATGACTAATAAAGTTAATATAGAATTTCTTAAAACACAATTAGATAAAGCATTAGAAGATATTGAACATCTTAAAGATAAAGTAAGAGCTAATGGTAATGGAGCTCATTAATGGAATTAATTGTAGCTTTACTTATGATAGTAAATGGAGAAATTAAAGAACATAGAATACAAGTGTCTATGTCTGATTGTCTTAAAGGTAAAAGAATTGCTATGCGTACTAATAAAAATAATAACATAGTTTACCAATGCATAAAGTCTATGGCTGAGCTTGAGTCTAATATTGATGGTAGTAAAAGTATTAAAAAACTTATACTAAATTAATTATAATCTCTCTCTATAATCATTTCAATAAAGTGTATTGCTTTAAGCAAATCATCTTTACCATCTTTGTCCTGGTGTCTAATTATATACTTAATTGCACATCCTTCAGGAAATAAAAGTTTATTTTCTACTACAAATTTACTTGGTTGAATTTTATATTTTTGGTAATGACTACCTTTAATCTGTTTGTTCCAAACTTTGCTCATTAAATGTTAACCTAAATTTACCTTTATGTTTATATTTTTTTCTTGGTTTGCTCAACACTTTATGTTGATCTTCTGTTAATGTATACAGATCTAACTTCATAGCAGCAGTAAACTTTTTACAAGCCATTTCAGGATCTA